CATAGCACTGATTGCAGCTGAGAACGCTCTGAATGCTATGCTCATTAATAGTGACATTCCAAGCATTCTTCCAATGCTTAACTTCGCACCATTCGCAGCTTTCCCGGTTTTTGCGATAGACCTTGAAGCCTTTTCGCTTGCACTTGCCAACTTCTGCTGTGCCGGTGCCGCACTCATCAACTTCTGTTTGTAATCATCAATACTTCCTTTTACAGAATTGTAAGAAGTGTGAAGACGATTATTCATGTCAGCAAGTTTTCTCTCTTCTGCTTGCAATGTGCGCATACTGGAAGCTGCTTCTTGTGTCTTAGAGCCAAGCGTAAACGCTCCACCTGACGCTTCTAAGTCAGCTAATTCTGCTTTTGCATATTTGATTTCATTCTCAAGCTCTTCTATGTCATACTGCATCTTCTTGAAAGATGAACTGCCCTGTTTTCCCCCGGTAGAAAGAAATTTATCCTGTGCAGCTTTCAGCGAATTCAGTTTCTGAGTAGCCTGTGAAATCTGTGTTTGTATCTCTCTGTATTCATCTGTTGGTACTTTCTGCTCACCGTACTCAGCAATCTTTTTCTTCAGTTCAGATACTTTCTGCTCCTGTGCAGCATATTCATTGTTTAACTTGGCGAATGCATCCGCTTGTTTGTTGAGAGCTGTCTTAGCTTTATTCCCCATATCATTAACGGAATTTGCCATTCTTCTGACAGCTGCTTCAACTTCTTTGCTTCCGGCTTTCATGCCGTCAGCGTTAATCTCTGTGTCAATTATGATATAGCCGTCGGCTTGTGCCATTTCTAATCCTTTCCACCGCTAATTATCTGCGGTCAGCGAATATCTCTATTGATATCCGGTTATTTCTTTAATCCGAAGAGTTCACGAAGTTCCGCTTTCTCCGCTTCACTTCTCTGCGTATTCTTCAGATGCAAGTCCACAATAGACTTATTATTTTTGTAGTATTCCTGTTCCCACTTCTCTAACTTCTTGCCTTTCCTCTTCTTGTCTCGGATGCTGACTACTGTTGAGAATGTGCTTTCTCCGATTTCCATATAGAGTCCAAAGAATGTCCACCAGTGCATATACTCTGTGGCACGCACGTCATCGTTATTCACCTTATTCACAGCCGGTATGATGATTGGTGCATCCTGTTCCCAGTCCATTGTCCTAGGTCTAGGTTTACCGTCATTCTTGATACCGCAGTCGATGAATTCACACGCTTTTCTTGATGCTTCTTGCCAGTCCTTAGGTGGCATAGAATCAAAGTCAACATAGAGGATTCTAAGCATTGTAAATACTTTCTCCTGATCCTTCTCTTCTTCCGTCATTCCGAACTCAAAGATTTCAGGATCATTCATAGCAGAAAGAATATCCAATATCACCCTAAAATCAGAGCGTATCGAATATTCTTTTCCATTGACTTCTAAAGATGTGGGAAGTTTCCACGGATCCATATTAGTTGTGGTACTTGGCCACATACTTATTCATGCGACTCTGTACCTTTTTTGTACGTGTGTTCATTTCGCGTTCGATTACTTTTGCAATGGATGAAAGCACGTTCTCAATGAACAGCTCTCCGTTCGCAAGAGGGGAAAATGCTCCGAGAATGGAAAAGAAAGCTTCTTTCGCATCCGCCCCAACGAGATAGGAGATTCTGTTCATGATTTCATCTTCTGCTGTTCTCATATCCGTTTCAGTAGGATTCTTCGGCAGCTGATAAGAGTTGTAGAATTCAACTACTTCTTCATATCTCTTTACGATATTAGTATCTGTAGGGCTGAACTCGAACTTGCCAAGAACCTTGCCTCTCTTATTTTTGATCGTGTATTCCTTACTGCCATCGTCTACAATAATTTCATTTCCATGTGGTTTTACTAATTTGTTACTCATTTGATTTTTCCTTTCTATGTCGTGCGAACAATGAGATACATTTCTTCACCTAAGACATCATGTATCACATTTCCCAGGGCATCGCGCCATAAGTCTATTCACTCAATGTTTCCTGCTGCAAATACCGGTGCACCAGCTTTCAAAGATTCCGCTGTAACATAACCTTTTGTTCTCTCACCATCGTCTGTAACATCAAATGGGATATTAACACCGGTTGTATCTCCACCGTAGCTCTGCGGTTTCACCATTACTTCCTGGACATAAGCAAGATGTTTTGTTGCTGACGTATCCTCTACGATAACCTCGAGCATAAGTGTCTTGCACTCTTCACCTTTCAGACGATCCAGCGCAATAGATTTCAGCTTCGGATACAGCTTGGAAGATGGATCAGCGTAGAACGGATCAGCCGACATTGATGGTGCGTATCCGTTATCTGTTGTCTTTGTTTTTCCAAGAATGGTTTTCTTCTGCTCTGTATCCGGGTTCAGTTCTACAGACATTTCCTCGATATCATCACCGAGAATTGCCCACTCTGCGGTATCTGCTGTTTTCTTAAAAGATGCATCGAGATAATGCATTAATGCTTCACGCGCTAATTTAGACATGTTTGTTATCCTCCGTTATTTCTTGTAAAATATGTTTCTGTATTTCAGTGAGATGCTAATAGCCCAGTCCTGAATGTTACCGTCACTTACATTGTCTAAGTGTGCCGGTGTGAGCCTTACAATCTCTTCTATTTTTCTCTCTTCTGTAAGCACTGGATATTCTTCCAGTTTTACTTGTTCTCCATTAACGGTTACGGTCTGCTGTTCAAGCCACTTCCCAAGAGTGTCAAGGAATTCTTTGATACTGGCCTTAATCTTTGGAGAGTCGATTGAAGACCGGTAGATCACATAAAAAGGATAGTTGCACAACTGGTCTACTTTGCCAGTTACACTCTTCTTTTCCTGTGCAATCACCGCTCCTGTCACTGGATAGAAGGCAATACCGCCATCTTCATCTAGTGTGGAGAATCTTATCTTTTCATCTTCCTCTAATCCCGGAAAACTATTTAGAAGAGAAACGAGTGCATCTGTTACCGCATCGTAACCGTCTACATCGTACTTGACCGGTTTCTTACTTTCCTCCGGCACGTTTCTTCACTCCTTTCGCCCAAGACTTCACATTCTCTGTCTTTGCAGCATCAAACCAATGGTCTGTTGCGCGTGGATGCGCTGTCTTGTCAAACACAAGGTCTCTGTCCGTGACCACTTTCTTCGCTCCGGCTCTTGCCCACGGTGAGCCTGTGACAGGATCTACCATAACTTTTCCTTCATAGAGGAATCTTCCGTAAGGTGGAGCACCGGCAATTACTTGACCACTTCCTTGCATGGACCTGCTCATAATCGCAGACACGTTTCTCATGTTACCGTCACGAAACGGCATATACTTTTCCATGTCAGTGAACACTCGACCATCTAGCCAGTTCTGTGCTTCCTGGAACTGCTTTTCAAATCGGTTCAAGCTGACATTTACTTTGATGTCACCTTTTACGATTGAGAAGCTTGGAAAATGAAATATCTTGCTTGCCATATTACTTTCCTCCAATCTCAAAATGAGGAATCAGTGTGTAAGAACCTACGCTTGTGATCAGAAAGACATTATCCATCTTCTTATTCAGATAATCATAGAATCCTTTGTTCGTGCGTGACGTATAGTCTTCATCAGCAATTACCGTTTCCGGATATTCGCCTTCTAAGAAGATGTCCCCTGTCGAGAATGTAATGGAATTCTCTTTGTTTTCCGTAGTTTTCCACACTTTCGGAGTGAGATAGGAAAGATTGCACACTATCCTTTCTCCTTCACGCACCTTAAACGGTACATGAAGATTAGCTGTATCAGCCGTATCCAAACCAGTTTTGGCAACATTGGCTGCCTTATCCGTAATAAGTGTGACTCCGGATATAACATGAGGATACCAATATATGGCATCATTCTTGTCAGTGTATTTGTTGAATACAGTCACAGTCTTGTCATACATCGGTATCCCCTCCTAATAGAATTCTTTTCCACATTCTTTGCACTTCCACACATGATGAGTCTTGTACTCATGGTCTCCGACCTCATCAAGGAAAGTTGAAGAATATGTTAATTTTTCGTGTCGGCATGTCAACCGCTTGAGCCATCTAAATACCAGCATAGAGAAGGCACACTCCTTTCTTATCCACAACACCTTGCAGATATTCAGAAGCTACCTGTCTGATCAGAAGAGCTTCCACTTTCTTATCCATCGACGCTCGTGCATAGATGCTATCTGCTGTTCCGTTAGTCCCAGTGACGAAACTAATGCTTTCAGCACCTGACGTAATGGATGCTACTTGCTTCTTACTCACAGAACCGTCTTCGTGTTTTACCACTCCGACCGTATCCATTGATGCTTTTCTGATCGAGTCAATCTGATGCAGTGCTTCAGCAACCGCACAGACAGCTTTCTGAACCTTTGTATTAGCTTTCTCATCTTCCGGAAGACCATCGGCTAATCGGTCAAAGGTGATGCTGTCTACACGTTCGCTTGCTCGTTCTGCATACTTAGGAAACTCTTCCTCTGTCACGGCATCTCCAAAATATTTAGTTGTATAGAACTGATAGTCTGTGTATGCCATGTGAATCTCCTTACTCAGCTTTTTTTCTTGTCTGCTGTTTCTTCTGTGGCTTTTCTGCTACTTCTTCGTATTTGTTAGGGTTGCTCTTCATACTGGCAATACTATCGGCATTGTCAGTAGAAAGATACAATCCTGTCTCTTTGTCCAAGAACTTCATCTTAATTAACCACCAATTTTCTTATTTTTGAAGATAAGGTCCGGTGTAACGGATTTTGTTCCGAAGTGATAGAACAGTTCGATTCCGTAAGCGTTTGACAGTGGAATCTTCTCTGCATTGTAAGGATCTGACATTACTGGCTGCGCGATTGCACCGTCAACCATTACGAGAGCCTTAACATCTGTTGGAAGATGTACGCAAGAGTATGTCTTAACACCGTGGAAAGCGTAGAACTCTTCGTCAGCTGCTCCAACACCAGGAACTGTTACCTTGTCAAGGTATGTTCTGATTTTTCCGTAGTAGTCCGGATCCAGTACCATGTGCATCATTGATCTTGGAACTCCGTCCACGTACTCATTCTTTGTTGTCTCACACTGCTGAATCATTTTCTCTGCAATCTCTTCAATTGCTGTGATTCCTGTCAGATCTACTTCTGTAGCATCTGTACCAGCTACTTCGAAGAACTTTGTATCAAGCTCTGCTGCCATTCTAAGCGCATGGTTTGCTGTTCTCTTAGCAATAAGTCCTTCAACCCCAAGCAGAGAAACATCTTTCTGCTCTACTTCTTCTACGATCTCTCTGTCCTGATCGATTGGAATTGTTACCGGTTTACCTTTAACACCGTCACCCTTTGCAGCTGTTCTAGCTGTTCCGTAGTTCTTCGGTGTTGCGTTTGCAAATCTCTTTGCTTCTACTGTTCCGGCATGAGGATCACCAGAAAGCTCTGTGTTCTTCATTGCTCCGGAAATTGTAAGTTTCTGTACGTTCTCGATTACCTTTCCGTATTCCTCTGCAAGGAACATCTTTCCAGATGGATCGAGAAGCATGTTTAATGACTGAATTCTTGTATCTGCCATGTTTGTATTCTCCTTTAACTTTTTAAGGTCAACGATTATCTCTGATTGATAACCGTTCTATCGCATGACTACCATACTGCCGGTGGTGTGTACACTGGAGTCTTACCATCTCCTCCACCTTTGTTTGTAGGTGTTGTGAAGGTCGGCACTTTCGGAGCATCTGTCGGTGCAAATGCATCTTTCTTTGACTCTCTCAGCTCGTTCATGTAATCATCGAGTCCGAGGATTTTTTCACCTTCACGTTTCAGCCCTTTCTCTTTGATCATGCTGATAATTCCTGTCTTAGCAAACTCAGATGTGAATTTCTCACCTGCCAGTGCTTTGACCAGAGCATCATTGAAGTCTCTCTCTTCAATCTTTGCTGCATAATCTTTCTCGCTGTTCGCAAGTTTTGTCTGCCACTCTTTCTCTGCGGTCTCTGCTTTGGTTTTCCACTCATCACGTTCTTTTGTGATAGCATCAAAGTCTTTGCCCTCAAATCCTTCAAGTGTAGACTTGGCTGTGTCATACTGTGTTTGAATGTTGTCTCTTTCCTGTGTGACTGTATCAAGCTTTCTTCCCTGTTTCTCAAACTCGGCAAGAGTCTTGTAATTCTCATTCACACCGGTTTCGATTGTTTTCTTCTGCTCATCTGTAATCTCAAGACCAGCATCGGAAAGAATCTGAATAATGTTTTTCATGTTTCATATCCTCCTCAACGTATTTTATTAACCGTTTCGTCCACGGTAGGGATTCAGACAGATAAACCTCTGTCAGGGTAATCGTGGTTGAGGGAGTCGAACCCTCATAGCCATTACCACGCAAGAACAGATGCTATAGAAAGGCAGATTCACATCTGTCCCCAGCTCCATTAGGAGCAAAGCCTACCGAGATGTGCGATACCTCTTAACAGGATTCCCCTAGTAGGCTATTTTCTAAAAAAGGAGGCGCAAAAATATGATATAATCTTCACCCAATATCCATTATGAATGTTTTTGATTACTTCGTTGTACCCATCTTTAACTCTTTTTCGCACTTTCGTATCTTCTTGCAGCAGCTGCACTCTTCATAGCTTGCTTTCTGTCCCACCGTGCGACCTTCAACCGTTCTGCATACTCTCTTAGGTCATTCTCTTCGCAAAATGCACTGTACCGCTTGTTCTGAAGCTTCAATGTGTGAGCCTTGCGGTCCAACATATTCTGCAATTCAAACCTTGCCTTATCATCCTTACAGTTATCAACAGCTGTCTGCAAGTTCTGTATCTTCCGCTTGGTGTCACGGATCCTACGCTCCTGTGCTCTCTGTTTCTTCTGCAATTCCTCAACCTTATGGTTGTCAGCAAGAGTTATCTTCTTATCCTCATAAGGATTGTTCACTCCGTCACCACTTCCAAATGAGTGCCTACAGTTCCAACCGCACAAGCCTTCACCAGTTCCGAAACCAGTTGTCTTAACGAAGTCCGGGAATCTCTTATCCTTTCCACTTCGTGAGTAGAACCGTCCTTGCCACCACAAGTGATTGCCAGGATTCATTCCGCCATTACCAGTACGTGCTCCTAAGTGAGCAGACACAAGAACGGTATCCCAGTTCATTTCTTCCATTCTCTTCATGGAGATGTCGGCAGCTGCTTGTCCCACTCCTGTCCTCACGATCATCATCGTTGCTGACTCAATGCTCATTCTGTACCCAGTAGGATAGTTCACTTTGAGTCCTACTTCTGTGATATTGTTAATTACATCTCTGACCGCTTGTGTGTACGATACTGCACCGGTAGACACAAGATGGTAGGCATTGTCCATCTGATTGATGAAAGTCCTCTGTGCATCCAGTGCTGTGGTCCGTGTGAAGTTGTTCCATTCTCCGGCAGTAGCAAGGTAATCTCTCTCAAGGATCCTGAGCATGGTTGGAGATTGCATCAGTGCTGTTGGAGTGAGTCCGGCTGCAATATACACAGCATCATCCCATTTCAGAGTATTGATACCAGCATCGACAAATGCATCCTTAATCTCTTTCTGCTGTAACTTTGTCTTGTCCGCTATTTCCTTCTGGATATCCTCTAGCAGTTCACCAGACTCTTGAAGCACTTGTATCTGCCATCGGTCTGTCTGTGTCAGCAGATAGTCCTCACCTCTGCCGAGTCTCTTCATGATTCTCTCGATGATCATGTCCATAATAGTGCGATGAAGGGACGAAGATATCTCCTCCGCCCCTTCTGTTATTCTTTGTAAGTATTCAGGTGTTAGCATTATTCCTCACCGTCTTTGTCATTTTTATCATCCTTTGTAATGATTGCAAAAAGCAAAATTGTTACGCAAATGATAAGAATATTCATAGTTGATACTGCCATATTGTCACCGCCTTGTTTATTCCTCTTTATGGCATGTATTGTAGATTTTCACGTACACGTCCTCAAAAAGTTCCTGTTTATCTCCATTATATGTATATTCCGCGTAGAGTCCATCTCCACTGAACGTTGTGCTGGCAAGACATTTGTAATTCTGTAAAGTCTTGCAACTCCAAACAATATATACATTACTCAAATCAATTTCCGCATCTGGTCGGTTCTTCCGATACCATTCAACAAGCTTCTTTTTGCATACACTCTGAAAGTGATCCATTCCTGTGATAATCATGATTAAGCCTCCTCATAAATAATATCCAAACCATAAGCAACCGCAGCATCATGCTCAATCTTACATCCTCTTGCATTCTCCCAGCCTTTACAGAAGTACGCTGCATGGCACAGAGACATATTCTCTAAGGATTTAGCAAGGAAACATAATGGAATCTGAACTACTCCACGTTCTTTCATAGATTCATTGCTGTACCATTCATCTGTGAAAAGAGTATTTACAATCTCATACCCTTTTCCCTCAAGAACCTTAATTGCCTTCTCTCTTGTTGCTACGATTTCTTCATCAGTCTTTCCAGCCATTGGCTGACTTAACATTGCTTTCTTCATAATTAGTCCTCCTACTCTGCAAACACCCAATCTTCAGCAAGCATATCTGCTTGTGTCGGAACATACTGCTCACATTTTGTGTAATAAGAATCATTTTTAGATTCACATGCTTTTATGATTGAGTATTCCTCGCTATCAAATTTGTCTTCCCTTCTACCATCAAGGCAAGCTCCGAAAGTGGCATATGCAAGTTGTAAGAACATGTCTGACTCAAACGTCAATCGTCTTACACGTTTCTTGTTCTTCACCTGCTTCATAGCTTCGTGAAATGAAAATGTATTCATGCCACCAAGTGCCGGACAGTTCGTGTCATCCGCAAAAATCCATTCATCGGAACAAATATTGGAAAATGTATAATCTACACACTCAGTTCTACGAACATCAATGTCCTTACCGTCTTTCGTATGCATCAGAATTGACTGTGCCGGAATACACCAGTACCAGTATCCAGCCCATGACGGAAGTTTCACCTTTGCCCCATGCTTCATTGCTTCAAATGCTTCTTTAAATGTCATCGTTCATTTCTCCTTTCATTTTGCTACTTTTACCATGCATCTAACTTCTTCACTTTCGTATTCTCGCTCCATTACTAGTTCATATTTTTCAACTTCGTAAAGGACATTCCCGATTATATTGTGCTTTTTCTTGTATTCATAGATGGCTTGCTCTATAAAAAAGTTTATTTCTTCTCGGTTCTGCTTTTCTGCATTAGCATACAGCTCATCTCCGTGAAGTAACTTACTGCCACTTATTTTTGATTTCACATTGAACGCAAAAGCGACTTCCGGTATATATATTTCTGAACATGTAATAACAGCATTTATTCCAATATTTGTTTCAAATGGCTTGGCCAAAATATCAGAAGGCATTATTACACGTTTTTCAGGAAATCTTATCTTGAATACCACATACTGCGTAATCGCAGTGATTATTGTTCTTTTTTCTTCCTTGTACACATCAGGATGAAGAAATTTTAATATTGGCAGTATCATTTCGCAATCACTCTCCTTGATCGAAATCGGAACGGGAGGTATCGAACCTCCGACACGCTGGATATAAGCCAGTTGCTCTACCACTGAGCTACGTTCCGTTAGCAGGTGGACAGTAATCAAACCACCTCTGCTACGGTTCTTTAGACAGTACGAAGAAAATAATAAACACTGTGACTATCGTGCAAAATGTGAATATTAAATCTTTGACGGAACTCCGCAGCTAAAATCCGTCTGTTACATTTTTTCAAACACAATTAGGTCTTCACCTTATTCAATCATGGTAAAAGTCATATTCTGCCACTGTGATGATAGGTCTGAGCTTCTGAGAGCGACTCTTGGCTTCCTACCACTGTCAAAGCACACATGGGATTGATACCCATAAATTTCACGGTTCTTTCAGATAATGTTTTCGCCTATTTTGCACCCTTTGCATTGCTCATATCGAAATTGCTTATTTAAGAACTTGCCATACCGCTACTTTAACGAACCTCTTGTGTTATACTCCGATTTCTCGGATTCAAGGCAAATCAGCTTATTGAGAATTTCCAGTTAGTCCGTAGTCTCTCACACCACTCACATCACTGGATTATTTCTGCACCGCAGACGTCTATTAATCACTGACCACAAGGATTCTGCATTTGACTTCTCTATGATGATACACTGCAAGGCATTGTTGATGGTTTCCGTCTTCACCAATGGAATCACTCCCACTAGAAAGAATCGGCTTATCCAATATCTCGAACAAGCCTATCTCGTCACCATTGCATCTCGGCATGACTGAAAAATCACTCTTCACCGAGGTAATCATATTTGAAAATAGCCGTATAAGGATTTGAACCTCAATCTTTCACTTGAGTAGGGTAGAATGAACGCTTTGCCGTTAAGCTATACGGCTTCCAACTACACTGTAGTAAGGAAAAATTTGTTATGAAAAAGATTTTTTCTCCGAGTTTCGGAGAGAGCTACCGTTCGGATTCGAACCGAAACCCTGTTGATTAAAAGTCAACCGCTCTACCATTTGAGCTATGATAGCTTAAAGCATCGAGCGTGAACCAAGAAAAAACGCTCGATGCTATATTATTTTAGGTTCCCGGGGAGATGACAAGAAACCGGGAATAGGCCTGTCCCGGTTATGCTCCGAGTCTGTGTCCTACTAAGGAACAAGCCTTAACCGCCATCTGACGGTTAGTAGCAATATTTATAGTGCTGTACATTGCACTGTCAAGGAATGAAAAACGAATGAACTTTTCGTCCTCAAGTACATAGTACCGTATTCGCTTGCTCTCATTGTCCCCATAATTTACTCATCTTGGAATTTTTCAAAGAGAGTTTCGCCTTTGTCACTGGCTTCTTCAATCATTGCTTTCGCTTCTGGCTCTGTCATTCCTTCAAACTTCACGAAGTACATCCATGCCGGTACTTTTCCCTGTACTACATAGTTCCACCAACGTGCACGATCATCTTCAAGGTTGTACACAAGGTCTTCAAACTCGCAAGCTGTCTGATATCCGGAAGCCGGAATTGTTCCGTTCGCTGTTCCTGTAGCGTAGAGGATATATAAGATTCTGTGGATAACTCCATCATGATTCTTTCCATCTAAGATTGTACGGAATGACTCAATTGTGTGCAGCGTTCTTCTATCGTCTGACTCCACTTGTGTTGCTGTCTGAATTCCTCTTGACTCATCAAACGAGAAGTATCCATTAGAGAATCCACACTTGTATCCGATGATGGATAGATAGAAGTTGATGGCAGAAGTTCTTTCGGCTACCAATATAGTCGGTACATGTTCTTGAATCGTACCATCTGCATCCACTCCCATTTCAAGTCCTTGCACGAATCGAGGGAGCTTGATTCCATTCTGATTAGCATATTGGATTACTGTCTGTGATACAAAAGTAACGTGCTGGCTGTCTTCCTGTTCGTCCCCCATCTTATTGAGTGCGATATCGAGCCATCTCAACTCTTCAATGCATTCAGCAAATACCGGTACAGTAAGAGGAGACTCCTTGTCGATTGCATTCGCATAAGGATTTCGCCAGTACACAAACAGCGGATATTCCAATCCTCTTACTTCCACTTCCGGAAGTATATCTTTCCACTCATCTACTTTCTCTAGGGAAATTTCAGATCCGATACGGTTCTTATCTTCACTCTTGAATGCTTTTGATGAAATCTTATAGACTCTTTCACCATTCACATCCTCAAATCTGTGATATTCTGCTTTTGTGTAGTACCTGTTTCTCTTTTTGATGTACGAGAAGAACACTGCTGCAAGTACATCACCGTTGGTATTGGTGTCTGTGATGATGAAGTAGTCCGGATCCAGGAACTCAATTCCTTGTCCGTCCGTCTTGATCATCATTCCGCAAGTAGCACAGCTCTCTTCCTGTTTCTCTTGTAACGCGTTCAACACTTCATCAAACTTCTTCTTGAGCGCATCATTACCATCAATCTCAACATTGACATTGAACAGTGTAAGATTGGCAATCTCCCGGCAAATGACATTAGAGAACCTTGTCGGTTTGATTGTTCCGTCCATGCACCATGTCGGCAGTCCTGATCTCATGCCCTTATACAAATCTAAGGCAGTCTGCATTTCAGAAGAGCGACTAGCCTCAATTCCAAATATATCTCTTACTTCGTTTACTCCAAACATTCTGTTAAATACCGCCTTAATTTTTTGTATTAGTCCCATTAGTATTTCCACCTCAACCGCCTACGCAAGAACGTGTAGACATAATATCTTGTATCATCCATCGCATGGTCATTCTCTTTGATCACTGTATCATTGTTCTTTTCCTCATCCCAACAATAGAGTCCAAACTCATTGATACAGCTTGTGCAATCCTTGTATATCTTCAGGAGTCCTTTATTCAGCATTGTTGTGACCACTCGGATTCCGTCCAGTACATCATTGTCAGCTTTCCTCACTGTGTACTCTCCGTACTTCTTGATAACTTCAATGAAGGATGCTGCAGATGGATCTATGATGATACATGATACTTTTCTGTCTCCGATCAGTTCCTTTAGCATCTTGTAATAAGCTTCATCGTCTACACGCTTGCCGACCTCTCTACTGTTGTAGTACAGTTCTGCTTCACGCTGTGAGTGTTTCCCATCGAATGCCCACAGACCGGCTGAGAAAGGATTGACTGTACCGTAGTCGATTGACACAATGTATTCCAGTGCGCCACTCATGTGTTCATCGGTAACATGCTTTTCCTCATCAAACATTGAATAGACAAGTCCTTCAGCCACGCACCACAATCCTAAGATATAACGCTTGAAGAACACACCTACATACATACTTCGGTATCGTTCTTTAATTTTCTCGGAGAGCGATAGGTTATCGTCCATCGTGAAATGCAGATAGATGATGTGCTTCTCTTCACACTTATCTATCCAGTTGACCTTGAACCAGTGCCGAGGGTTGTCCGGGTTGCAGTTGAACCAGAACTTAGAACCGGTAACGGAACATCGTCCTGTTGCCTGGTTCACAAATGACTCCGGCATCAGAGCGACCTCATCGAAGAACATACCGGCAAGAGTGATACCCTGGATCAGATCCTGTGACCTTTCATCCTTACCACCGAAGATGTAGAAGAAGTTCTGTACATCTCCCTTACTTACCACAATTAGATTATCGGACCGATGGTCTACTACGGAATATCCTCGGCTCTTGAGCATCAGCTTAAGCCAGAAGAGTACGTTTCTTCGGAATGAACCGATAGTCTTTCCAGCCATACCGAAGTTCTGTTGATTGAAACTTTCCATTGCCCACAACACGTAGGACAGTGACATGCACAGCGTCTTACCACTTCGGATTGCTCCGTCCGCTATGATTCCATCTTTGTCCTTTACCGGACTACTAGGACACCACCATGTCAGCACCTGTTTCTGCTTTCTTGAGAAAGGCTTGAACTCAAATCCTTGTTTCTTAGCTTTCTCTTTCATGGCAGCAGCGCGTTTCATGATTCCTTGCCGGACAGAAGCTAATCTTTCCTCAAAGTTATTCATCATCTGTCCACACCTCACTCGCTGTGGAATTCAGTGCATCCATGAAGTTGTCTTTTGCATCTTCATCAGTTCCATTGTCTTTGAACTGTGCTTCCAGTTTTGCAAGCTCAAGGTTCATCTTCCTATCGTCAACATTACGTTTCAGAAGTTCCTGTGCTGCTTTGGTTCGTTCAGACAATGATGCATCTAGGTCGAACTGATCTTTGATTTTCCCTCGCATGACATCAGTTAGATACTTCATGATTTCCTCAATATCTGCTATGTCTTTACTTGCGATTTGCTCCTGTCTAGCGTTGATATAGTCGAGAATCTGTGGTTTGCGAAGGTTCTCACCGCCCATGCTCATTGCTGTTTTTTCACTGTATCCGGCATTCTTTGCTGCCTGTGTTGCGTTCCCCAGTTTCAGGTACTCATCACAGAACTTTTTCTGCTTAGGTGTTAGCTTATCCTTAGGCACATTTAACCACCACCCTTTTCTTTACTGTCTCTTTTCTCCCTGTGTTCCATTTGACACTTAATCATCTGTAGTACATTCGTCCTCTCTGTATGTATCCCATGTCCTTGACGGAATAGTTCACACTGCAAGATGTTCCCACAGTGCGTGCATTCATCTGTTATCTCTCTGTTTGCAATCCTCAAGGCTTCACCTCGTCCCATATTTCTTTCAGGCAATTCACTATTTCAAGCTGTGATGTTGTTCTGATCAGTTCTAGATCTTTCTCTTTCCACTCTCCATGCCTGTCTCTTCCTAGTGCCGGAGTAGATAATATATAGATGTTAATGAGTCTGTTCTGTTCAGCTGAATAGAATTGTCTCTGACTGTACTTTATAATCAAGCCTGTCTGCAAGATTGCTCTCTGTAGCTTCTTGGATATTCCATTGAGATTCACCTTTCTACCTCCAAAATAAAAAAGATTCCATGCATGTTACAATGTCTCTTATACCATTGTAACTGAATGAAATCTTTTCGTTGTACCCATATTATAAATTAATATCTTCTTGTTCCATGTTCCAATCTTTAAGTTCTATACATAACTTATACGGACCACCATCTTTGGTTGCCAATACCTCATTCATAATAAGTCGATATGTATACCTGTTCCCATATAAGTCCTGAAATCTCAATTCCGCTTTTTTCTCCCCAACATAGTTCTTCGCTGCAATACTCTCATCTTCTACATTTATTCCAGACGCAATATCAATAAATTCATAATCCCCCTCTTCTACCGCTTCACTTATAATCCAGCCACGTTTTTTTCCTTCTATATTCATCTTAACTTTTAATGCCGGTCCTCGTCCAATATTTTTTATTTGCAACACATAATCGTTGTCTGAATAAACCTTTTCATATTCTAACAATATTAAATTGCATCTTTTTTTCGCTGCATCTTCACTATTTTCAAATTCTGTTTTGTGAACTTTTTTAATAACAAAATAGGGTTTTACTGCTTCGCGTCTGTTGAGTTCAACCTGATCTTTCAATTCTTGTTTCTGAATCTCATAATCTTTTCTATCTTTTTCTTGCTGTAATTGAAATGTCCATTTAACTCCAAGTACAGTTGCTACTGCTCCCATCCCACTGCCTATATAACTTCCAAAAAATCCCAACCAGCTTGCTTTATTTATTGCGCTCGGGAAACTATTTTCAGCTACAAGCCAAGATACAATCAATCCTACAATAAATATCAATCCTATTATGCATAGCATCAACCAATTTTTCTTTTTCATAATCGCTTACAATATAAGCATGATGTAACATTACGTAATGATACACCATGCTTTTCCTCCTTAGATTTATTATACTAATATAAAAGTAATTTGTAACTTTTTCAACTATTTACAATATACTTCTTCCAAGTAATGTCATTAATCTGTTGTATTCTTCAATCACCTTTCGTCTGTATCCCTGGAAGTCTTTCCGCTGCATAGGGATGTACTCCCTCTTGCAAATGTTGTCATATCCAAGTCCTGTTGTTAGATTGATGAAGAGGAAGTTTGCTATCTCCGGCTTTACGTTCTGGCAGCTTTGGAGAAGAAGCACTTGTTCATACCCAGTAGCTTTCCGGCAGTAGTCAATAATCTTCTTCCCTTGCTCATGAGTGATGCCGTAATCACTCAGATATGTTTCTCTTACGCTCAATGGTATCCACCTCCCACGCATGCTTTTATATCTATCCCAACTCTTGTCAGTCATTCGTTCGGATTTTCTTGTAAATACTCGCCTTGTGTCCTTATCAGGTTTCTTGCCTGATATGCCGGACGGTTAAACTCTTCGCTTACTTTCTTGTCTACCGGTCTTTCTGCCATTCCACCATAATGCTGTTGCAGATTCGCCTTGATCTCTGCCGGGCATCTTCTTGTTTCTGTACTTCTTTTCACTGTTCATCACTCCAATCCAATCTCTGACCGCACCAACCGCAATATTGAATGCATTCTTCTATTACTTCTGTCGGAGTATTCGTTATCCCTCCGCACACTGGACATTTGCATTCCCACTCGTTACCAGTGAAATGTTCAACCAGTCTTTGGGGGATCTGTTTCTTCATAGCAGCTACCGCCATCTTCTTTACTTTAATATTCTCCTCACTATTGGATGTATCCAATCCTTCAATGATTCTGATCGCATCTTCCATCTATACATCACCCTTCGCTCTATGTAATGATCTGTCAGCACTAAACCCTTCCGGATACCTTGCTTTCATTATTCCTTCCCATTCATCACATGAATCACTGTACTCTGTCCGGTCTTCAAAATATTCACTTCTGCCATTAACGCACTCCCAACCATCTGAAATATTTTCAAATCCGTGGTATTTGCACGTTCCACAACATTTTTCATCCATCACTTTTCATTCTCCTCTAACTGAAACCCTATCCTAATCTTCTCCACTTACAATGTCTTGTGTACATCCAAATCACTTGTCCTCTTTCTTCGTGGACAACTAAAATATCACCTATATGTCTCTTTCTCTGTCTTCTGTTGCTCCATGCACATTCCGGGAAATTATCTTTCCTCGGTCTGTATCTTCCGAAAGCTCCATGATGCCACACGTTAATTTTTCTATCATCCATCATAATCTTCTCCTAAAACCAGGCCCAAAGAAACGCAAGCGCAATCACAATTGCATGAAAGCATTTCCATAATACCCACGCAAGTTCACTTTTTTCGTTCCGTCGATTATTAATCAGCCACATCCATATTGCACTATAACCGATTATCCCAACCACAATGCTTGCGATTCTCAAGCCTAGCTTAATCTGTTCCATGCACATTCTCCTCTTCTAACAGTTCAGGATTGTCAAATACGTTGCCGACAACTTCCATCTCATTTAACTTGATATACGTGTCCGTAAGTGGCATCGAATAACAGAACGGCTCGCATTTACTTAATTCATCCGTTGGAATCACTTCATAATGCCATCCAATTACACTGTCTATTACTTCTTCACTTTCCACTTCTATGACGTTAAACTCTCCGAATACTGCTTTTACAAGATCTTTCGGATTACCATGACACATCAAAATGTCGTTTTCCCATATTTCCTCGCCTTTTAAATCAGTCAAATTCGCATATCGGCAAATGGTATTTTCATCAACAAGAAATTCACCATCGAGACTTTTATCGTAAATATAATCCTTATCACTAAGATAGCCATGCACCCATGTTCCGTTGAGATGCTCATTACATGAAGTTGTATGAATATGTTTCGCTCTGAAAAGTTTTTCTCTATTCATAATTTTTAACTACCTCCAACTTTTACACCCAAAATTCCATGTGCAGATATTTTCCCGGATACTCTGTTTTCCAATAATAATGACCGTGATAATCAACTTTGCAATATCCAATCCGTTGTTCGCACAATTTTCTGCATCCATTGCTTCTTTGCTCATCACCAGTGTGATGATCTGTAATATCCGCACAGTATGAACACATTCCAGCCATATCAAGATTTTCTTTGCACCATGTTTCTATTTCTTCATTGAGTTTATTTCTCTGCTCAATCTTGTCTACTATTTCTTTTGGGATTTTACTCATAACTGTCAACCACCTCCAACTTTTTCAGATCCTCGATAAGCCACGGTTCGTCATCCGACAATTTGACCATTGGGAAGTCAACATTGAAGTGTCGATTCAAATATAAATAACTCTCGCAAATCAAACTGTTCGTATTACAACACGTTCCCACTTTTCTTGGATGTGTTTCATATGCAAACAGATTACCGTTTTCATCCCTTGCAATATATTTATACCTTTCTCTGATATACTCCAAAAACACTCTGTCCCTCTTGCTTATCACTATCACTGACTTTTCGATGTACTCTGACTCTGCCCATTTTCTTCTTGCCTTGTCACAGTCTTCCATCTCCAAAAATAAACAAGCTGCACATGGAGCGTCACAGCAATCCGCAACTTCATTTGTATTTTTATCAACCCTAAAATCGTGTCCTTTGCAAGCAATCTCCACAATTTCTTTTGAAAACTTTTCTTTATTTTTCATCTACTCCACCTCGCTTAACAATTTCAATGGCTTTATCAATAGCATTTGCAGTATTAAGATAAGCACAATCCTTATCCGCATCACCTGTATTTGCTATTGTGAAATAGTAGCGCATCTTTAAATCTTCAAGTTCTTTTACAACTTTCTCCACATCAAACGCTGTCGGCTGTTCTTCTATTTCCATAAGCGTGGATACCGCAATATCTGCCACCGAAACCATTTCATCTTCGTCTGGTGCTTTCGGTTTTAACCATTTCTCGCATTTTCTCATCAGTAAATCCGCATCAATTAGTCTTCTCATATCATTTTCCCTCTCTGTACGGCTCCGGCAATGGCATCCAGGCAACAATTGATTTTGTCGTATGTTCATAGATTCCTTGAAAGTTTCCATTTTCCCAATATCTCATTTCTGTTACTATTCCGCTGTAAAAACATACAATTACATCCGTGTTATCCTCCGGCAACCTCTCGCTGCATGGAATCCACTTCTGACGTTGTAGCGCAATAGCAATTTTCGCAAGTTCGATAGCATCAAGCCATTCTCCAAATTTTTCTTTTTCCTCAAACTCCGCTAACTTCTCCATAGCTTCTGCCAGCTTGTTCTTGTCCTTAATCACTGCTTTACCGCAGTGATAGGTTGTTAATCTTTCCTTCATTCTCTCACCTCTTCCAGCAAGCCATTCACTACCAATTCACACTCGATCTCGGTTGCTGTCCGCTTGTCGCTGAATTTACAGTTTGGATTCTTGTGGATCCTTGCATCTTTGATCGGCCATTCAGATTCCGTAAAATGCTTACTGTCCACAAACATCACTCTGTGTCCATTTTTAACGCAGAGGTAGTAACTCTCTGCGCTTTTCGGAAGTCCTCGGCAAGGCTTGAACCCGAACCGCATAAACTCACTTGCCTTTACCTTTGGTCTTAATCTCACGATATCTCACTCCTTTTTCATACTTTGTACATTCCGACGGATCACAACCACGTTCATGGTCAGTGATTAAAATATAGTCGCAGCCTTTTCTTGCGTCAGATGCACGGTATTTACAAGTTCTGCACAAATGCCTGTCTCCGTTGAAGCATTTCTTTTCCCTCTCAGCTTTCTTAATCTTCCCACCGTATATTCCGACAGTTCCATAATAGATTCCTGTCTCTTCCGAAATCTGCTTATATGTTTTTCCCTCTTTCATCAGCTTTTTGATGATCGCTTTCTTTTCGCTTGGCTCTTTCATTTCTTCCTCGCTCTCTAAATCTCATCATCTGCTGGAAACTGAAATAAATACTTTTCGGCAAGTTGTTTTCTAACATCATCGATAACAGAAACGGATATTTTCGACAAAGTGTCAGCCACCTTCTGAATCATATCTTTGTTAAGTTCACTCTGTGCATACTGTTCTCTGCACATTTCCATAGCTTTGATTGCTTTTTCTTCGGTGGAATATTCGCCTAAAATATAAACTCTATCTCCTTTGCCGATGTCATTCCCCGGAAACGTTCCAATGATTGTTGCCATATTTTTTGAATATGTGGATATTGCAAGCAATTCATAAGGCGCATCCAGTAATCCGCTCTGACTAATGATTCTCATAACTAACTCCACCTTTCGTATCCCATGCACAAATGTCGCAATCCTCAGGACATACATTTGCCTTTATTGCTCTTTTGCACATCTCCATTTTCAATTTCCTATCATCCTCAATATCCTTGATGAATCCGAGTTTCCTCAGGATTTTATGAATCAGTGATTCTTTTCGCATCTTTTCTTTCCTTTTCAACCAACAGTTATGACCGCCGGATTTACAACGCCGTCACCGTCATATTCATATTCCTTGTTGTGCCACTTTCTTAGAAATTCTCCGTATTCCCAACATTGAGAAAGAATGCTGACAGCTGCTCCATACATAAATCCTGTGATTCCCTCTTTATCCGCTTCATAGCTCAGCTGCTTTGCATTATCAACAATAACTTTCATTTCGTCTTCTTCTGATGCTTCTATCTTCTCTTCCATCATTCCAGCCCATCTTTCAGCATATGTGAAACACGCTCTACCGTATGGATCACTGTTTTTTTCATACCAGTCTTTATATTCCTGTTCTTTACCTTTTACAATTTTCATCTTCATTCTCCTTTACATAATCCGGGCACTCTACCGCATATTCGTAGCTGTCTATATCATCGCACTGAATATTGCATTGGTCTTTTATCTGACATTCCAGACAGCACGCATTCTGTCCATACAAGCAATAATTCTTGCATCCCATTTACTGTTCCTCTCCATATTTGAATTCGCACTTAATCTGTCTAGCTGAAACAATCATATTCACGAAATCATCTGCATGGTTAATTTCAATATTTACCGGAATTCCAAAATCATCAAACATCTTAATTTCATAATGCTCGTCCACTAACTCCAAAACATTGGCGAAATCATTGTCCTCGTCTGGAAATCCATCGAGAATATCTCTGATTTCATCTTCGATGTTTGACAGTAATGAAATCATCGGAACATTGACTGTTCTCTGCGGAATTACAAGTCTTCTAGTTGCCTCTCCGCAAGTCAGAAGTAGCTCATATTCGCACTCGTAATATCCTTCTGTCAGATAAGCATTTTCCGGGAATTCGTCCGTCACCGTCGGTTTGTTTTTACTGCTTTCTTGGATGTCATACGGCACATAGTAGTCAATTACATGCCCTTCTTCGAAAGTTTCCATATCGAAGACCTCATGCTCTTTTTCCAACAGTGTGACGTTCTCCCGGAATCTGTCAAATTCCGCTGTATTGCCTTTCTTAGCATCAACCTTGAAGAATGATTTGAATTCTCCGGTATCAACATTCTTTCTGCCGATTATACTCGCATAAATGTCCGGAATTGCTGTTCCTCTGCATTCAAGTTCAAGTTTATTTGGTAACACCAAACCTTTCGCTTCTAAATCTTCTCTTGCTATTCCTGTTAATTTCATAATTCGTTCCTTTCTCCTTAAAAAAGCGTAAAAAAATACCAACCACCGAATATTGATGGTTGGTAGGAAATTATGAAAAATATTGTTCTGCCTTTTCCATGTGTTCATTTATTTTTTCTAATGGATAATCAATCTCATAATAATGTGCTTTTGAGTATTCAAAGTATTTTTTTATGGCACTTTTAACCGACTTACCTTTTGACGGTGAAAACCACTTGTACCAACGATGCGCAAATTCTTTACTCGCAATCCGTACTGACTCGTCACAGTAAATTCCAAACGGAGGTGCCATTTTTTCTCCCTTGCTCGCTTGAATCATTGGTAAACCTAATAAAATATTATCTACATAATCTTGATCCTTTGTAAAAGATGCAGAGCATGAACGTGGTATATCTTTTCCGTGAATCACTGGTCCGTATGCAATCGCTCCCTTGATTAAAAATTTATGGTAATCTACGTTTTCATTTATAAGTACATCACTTAGTGAATAAAACAACTTGTTAATAAACTTCTTCATTGCATCTTCACTTTCAGAAACTATATAAGCTCCATCCATCATAGGATATACTGATATACTCGCCGTTTTTGCTTCAATAATTGCTGCATGCAATTTACAAATAAAAATCGAGCTGGTTCTCACCGAACTTCCCATGCAACTTTTTGTTCCCATGATATCTACCCATAGTACATATTCATTTTTCATATCCGGGAAATCTGCATCATTAAAATATATGTTTGCCATTGGCATTTCCTCCCTGTATATTTCTATACAGAAATTATACCATCCCAACCATCAATATTCAATTGTCAAGGTGCTTTCATGATTTTTCTCCACGTTTACAAATATCTAAAGCACAATGCATACATCTTTTGCTCCCAGTCGCACCGAGATAAAAGCTCGTCAAAATCCTTTTCCGGCATGAACTTTATCCCGTAATGCAATCTGGATATGAATTTATATAATTCTTCAAACATTGCTACTCCTTGTATTTCTTCAAAATCTCTGTAATTGCTTTCATGTGTCTAGCTACTTCCGGAAGATCTTCATCACTGATTTTCCCAATGCGATCTTTTCTTTTCGATTCAGTTAACTCAAATATTCCGTCCTGAATATCTCTAAATGTCTTAGCAAGAAAAGTTTCTCTCGCAGCTTCACTATCACACTCATAAAATACTTCTCTTTTGTCATGTTCTCCAAACTTATCCGTAAAGAATTTGGTTCGCTTTGGAGTGATTCTTGTAATTTGTGCCGGAAAAATCAGTTTATGCCGGAATGATAAACCCCATCCGTAGCTTACTTCTCTTGCAATCCCGACCCAATTTCCAACTTTCAATGTGTCTTTGTCTATCTCTTTTAATTCAATTCTCATTTTTTCTCACCTATGCAAATCTCAATTGTTCCTGTGTATCGTTAATTCATTTCGCTTTCAAGAAAGTCTTCAATGCTCATCTGTCCTTTAATGTGTCCTACACCAGACTTTTCCTCTTCCATCCTTTGCTTCTTATACTCGTTGTATTTCTTTCTGTACTCATAGCTTTTACCGAAAATGTTCCATGCTGCTTTAACGACATTCGGCTCATAAGGTCTTATTTTCTCCAAATCATCTACAGCTTTGTATGATATAGGGCAACCACAACATCCTGTTCTTGTCAGTCCGTATACCTCATAAGCATCGGAATACTTGATTCCGTAGTAGTTTTTGTACCATTCCTTATCCTTGTCTGATACATAGTAGAGCGGTCTTAAACGATACTGTCCGCTTGCAGTCTCGGTGAAGCACAATGCTGTGTTATCTTTTCTAGGAACTGATCTCATTCCACCCTCATCTCTTCGCTCTCCAGTTATTACCATGTCGTATGATTTCTGAACTTTATGGGCAATCTGCTTTTTGCAGTAGTCACAACATTTCGCACTTATCATAAAATCCGGTGGGCATTCCTCAATGAAATCACGCATGTATTTTGATGAATTAATTACCAGCTGAATGTTCGGTCTTGGTTCTCCTTTAGAATTACAGCAACAAAGAAAGTTGATTAAGCTCTCACACTTCGGATATCTTTCTTTCAGCTCTTTTCTCTTTGCTTCTTTATCCTCTGCCTGGTCATACTCTTGAGCAATAGACAGCGGAACTCCTTTTTTCTGCCAATCAGATAATCCTCCAGACATAATCTTTGATACGAACGGAATTCCATATTTTCTTGTGGATTGCACGATGTTGATTTTCGGTCTTACTTCTTCAATCTCGACACCATATTTCTCAGCAACATATTTCACATGGTCTTTCGTTGCTTTCATCTCCAATCCAGTGTTGAAAAACACATATTTGATTGGTGGAAGTTCAAATATCCGTCTCGTCCTTTCAATCAGGTCAATCATAATGTCACTATCAGCACCGCCAGAGTAGGAACAAATAGCATTAGGATGTTCCCTCAATCTTTTTGCGATAATACTCTTAATTGCTTCAAATTTCGCCGGAGAATCAAAGTCTGCATAATCCGGTCTATCTGTGTATACTTTACTTACTCCTGTTTTCATCTTCTCGAAAGGAGCCGATATATCTTTGCCCGGCCGGAGCTCCAACTCCTTTCTGTAATTTAATGTTATTTATAGCAAAGCGTATCAACCAACTCTGCTACAAGATCTACACACTGTTCACTTATGCTATCTCGCTGCGTCACATCTTCTGCACAATTAATATCGTTTGCATCGATAAATTCATGCAGTTTGCAAAGTATCTGTTCTTCTCTTACCGTCATCATCACTTCACCTCGTTTACCAACTGTTTGACTCTCGGTTCGTAAGGTTTTGGAAGCTTCATCCATGCTGTTACTTTTCCGTCAATTTCGAAATATCTGGCATCACGACAGTTATCGCGCACTTCATACCATCCTTCTGGAATCCAAAAATCATCTTCCTCTTCGATGTATTCCCAATTATCCGGTATTCCGTCTTCCGTGCACCATCCAGAGTCTTCGGAAGTTACATGGTGGTATGGTATATATATTGCTTTCAAGACTGTACTGCATCGTCCTTTTTTCACAGTCGCAAGCACTTCGTCAGAGTACTGTCTTTCCTTGCATTTAGGCACTGTATTTTTATTCCATTGTCCCATAACTCTATTACACCTCATTCGCAAGCTGGAACCCCATTCTTGCCACATTCTTCAAGTTTTCCCTAATCAATGCTTTGTTTGGACTTCTGTGTGTATCAAGGAACTTCCACAACTCTTGTCTTTCAGTCGGTTCATTTGCAACGTAATCAGCCATGTACTCATACTCAGCTTTTGCGACTTTCAAACACTGAATCATGTAATCTATCTTTTCTCCTATGTTCATCATTGCTTCACCATCCATCTATTCTCACATACCGCAAAGTAATCACCCACATGCTCCGAGCAGTACTTTGCAAGTATCTCTTTTATTTCATCGTTCAGGTTGATTCCATCCTGAAGTGCTTCTGAGCGAACGGTTGAGCCATCGCCGCCATCAATAATTCGGCAATATAACTTGCTTTCCACTTCAACCTCTTTCTTCTCATGCTCTTTCTTCCGCTGTTTGAGGATTTCAAGTACTTCGTCAGGATGTTCCGCCCTGAAAGTTCTGCACTCATAAGCACCTCTTTCTTTACCGATTGGACATTTTCTACAAGGCACACTACACATCTCAGCTTGAATTCTAATTGCTTCTTCTGCTGTCAGTTCGTCCTCAACTAATCCTTCAAGCATTCCGTCTGTCCACATATAGTCATCTTCTACAACTTTGTAGTAACCATCATGCACAGATGTAATCGTTACAATCTTTTTATTTGTCATTTCATCAATTGGGTATAAACCGCCATACATCACCGATATTTTTAATCTACTTCTAACCTTTACCTTGTCTCCGACTTTATATTTCATTTCGTGCCTCTCTTTCTCAGTTTTTCTGACAGATTCTTTCTCTTCTGTTTCTTCTCTTTCCATCGTCTCAGGTACTCAATCTGCGCCTGATCCTCTTTCTCTTGTCTGTTCATGGTCTTTATCCCTTGTACAGATTCGGAATCGGCATCCATGCTGTAACTCTGTACAGTGAGCATCCACCGTGTCCATTTGAATATCTATCCCACTCAAGGTATCCATACTGTCTGTCAAGCCAGTGCTTTTCCTCATCCTCATCAAATACCTTGATATAACATCCAACGCTGTATTCTCTGTATCCGTTACC